CCTCACCACAAACATAGCCTGACTTGGATAAGCCACTGGTTTTAATATTACGAACCTCAACATTTCTAAACTCCGCACTATCAGGGTCTTTCAGATCGCTAGCTATTGCTCTCGTACCGCGATCTTCGAGTTGTGAGTTTGTAGGGTTACAGCCAGACAAAGCCAATACGCAAGGCAGCATTAACATTATAAATTTTCTCACATCCCTATCCCCATTAGTAAAGTTAAGAGCAATCCTAATGTTAATTAAGTGCAAAGGGAAGCAAGAAACCCGCAGTTAAGCGCGCACAAAAAAGCCACCCTTAGGTGGCTTAGATATCTAGCTGTTTTATTATGCTGTTTTACAGTAGGCCATTTCTTTAAAATCTTTAAATATATTTCTGATTTGAATCAATGATTGCTCAGCCATTTCTCGGCTGAATTTCATGCAATCAAGGTCATAATCCGCCTCATTTCTTTCAAGCCTGATACTTTTAAGCTTATAGGATAAAGACTTAAGTTTAACTGATTCAAACGGCTCATTTTTGTGGAGAGTATTTGTATTAAGATACTCGATCAATGCGGCATGATGATCTCTAGCATACCTTGGCATGTAGGTCATTCTTCCACTAATTTCATGATACAGCGCATAGTAACCCCTCGACACAGCATTTCTATACCCAATTTCATCATCATTCGCTAGGCATATTTCTGCTGAATCTAAGAAATCCTGGCTAGAGATAGTCATATGATGCCCCGCCAACCTGAGGTCTTTCTACTGAAAATCTCGCTATTAAATTACAATTATCTAACGAGTCAATAGTAGCAAGTGTATCAGCCAGCACATCATTCATCTCAGCAACAGTTACTGGGGTTGCCTCAGGAAGTTCGATAGTATAACTTCCGCCATGCCTGCCAGAAACCCCCGCTGAAATACGGTTATATCCAAATTTCTCTGCAATGCTGAACATTGTTATTGCTAGCGTAGAGTATTGCTCTAAAGTACAGCCAGATGCTTTATATGCTTCGTTCATGTCGTCAATCATTTCGTTCATGAAAGCCTCCGCGTTAGCACGTCCTTCCTCTTCTGACAGCATAGACGCGTGTCTTAGAAGATGGGTTCTACAAAGAGATATTCGCCCCATAAGGAAGGCCGTCCCACCTGCTCGATAGGACAGTTCTTTACTTGCAAACTGGTCAGACAAGCTATAAATACACTCGTCCAGCTTATCTAACTTTGAATATTTCGACAGATACATACAATAGAGTCGGGCTATTTCATAATCGTTACAAGATAAAAGTGCCTCTATTCGGGCTAAACCTTCATCTATTTTCCCATGGGCTATATGAGCCAATGCGATTACTAATTGACCGTGAACGGAAAAGTCATCTTTAAACTCATTGCACGTGCCCCTGAATGTCCACAGGTCCAATTCCTTGCCTTGAGAAATAAGAAGGTGTAGTTCGTTAAACCTTTCGTGTGACTTAAGTAAGGGAGCTGCCAATTTTTCACGCCTAAATTCTTTTCAATTGATGCAATTTAATACCACAACCAATGTTTTATCAAGTTACTTCGAGTTATTTCGTGGACGTCAGTGGACTCCGGTTGACCGTAGCTTACTAACCTTAATCAGTAAGCTACCGAACAAACAGACTTAAAAACAAAGTTCATGCCTTCAATAAAACGCATTAAGGGGTTAATGAGTTTGCGTCTACTTCTTGGCATTCAATCTCATTACCCATTGGCACATCATCCTTTTCGGTTTGCTCTTTGGTTAACTTAGTTAGGGTGATGTCATCCTTAGCTGACCATAGTTGCCAACCATCGCCAAGATACCTAGCCCCGCTCGCGGATACCACTGAGTTGAGGAGGAATAACTCCCCATCATATTCCATTACTGCGTGGTCAGTATCAGGAAAGGACGCTTTCATATCCTTGCCATTGCAAGTGTAGGTAAATGTCTCTGCTGCTAGGGTAGTGGCAGGTAAAGATAAAGCTAGAATGCAAGGCAACAGCCTAGATAATTTAATCATGATACTTACTCAGTTGAGTCGATATTTGTGAATATTACCATAATTAGCTGATTAATTAACCGCCTTCATCCTCTTCACTATCTTCCTCGCCTTTAATAACCTCTTCCCGATAAACATCATCGAGTGCAAATATAGCCTGTTCGAATAGCTCTCTATTGATTTGAAGTGGTCTGCTTCGCAGAAAGGTGTCGATGTCACTCAACGACAGCGGAAGCGGTGAAGCAGCCATACCAGCATATTGCCTACCCCGGCTAATTACCGAGTAGGCTGAGAGAATAAGACCGGTTAACTCATCAATCTCAGGCTCATCGGCTGGCTTAAACCCCAGCCTTTCCTCTCGCCATCGGTTGCGCTCACCTTCAGGACCAGAGTATCGGCTTAGCCACTTCTGCGCGGCTAGGGCTTTCCCACGGCTTCATCTTGCTTCTCTTTGATACCTTGAGCAATATCAGAACCTGTCTTAAGGATTGACCAGTAAAGCTCTGGCTTCTGTTTCAGCAGGGTTAGCCCATTTTCTGAAGTGTATTCAATAGCTACTTCTTTGCCATCCACAATCTCACCAACACCCTGCCAATCTAATAGCAAGTATTTCGAGCAGGTATCAAGTAGTAAATCGTCTAACGAATCCACATCACCAATAGTGGATAAGTCGAATTCTTTGGTACCAACATTTAGTGCAACATCCAATCTGTCGATATGGCGGCGAACAATAGCCTGACGTGATTTGTAATCGTGGGACTCAACGCTACCCACCTTTAATTTTAGACCTTTAATTGGCTCAATCCAGCGGGTTTCGTCTGCGTCTAAGCGTTTATTAATAATTAACATATTGCCTCTACATAAAAAAAGGCCCGAGACGCTGTATAGAGCGAAACGGGCAAAGTGTTTAAGTTATTGTGTAGCGTCTTGTGCCGCTGGTGCTGGCTGCGTTGCTTGCTTACGTGTGATAGTTGGCGGAGTATCAGAGCCAGTGATGTTCAGCTGGACCTGCACAATGTCGGTGTTACCACCATCAGGCCAGTCGCCGTCAACCTGAACCGATGGGAAGTTGAAGGTATAAGAGCCTTCTGCATTCTCAAGAGTGAAGCTGAAAGGCATAGCCTCACCGGTCAGTGTTTTCTTCCATGCTTCATAAGCGCTTTTTGACCATGACAGTGTAATTTGGCCGGATGGCGTGAAAGTGGTCGGGATGTTGGCACCCGCGAAACTTGATCCAGAACCGATGCAGCGCTGCGTCTGCATGTTGTTATCAAACTGGATGTTGAAGGTATCGACACAGAAGCCATCACCACCCGTCACACCATTTAGGCTAATGGCTGTAACGTTTTTGAATGAGTATCGAAGTTTGCCGTCAATATCTGTAGGCGTGCCGAAATAGCTAGTTCCATCATCCTTATCCTGCCAGCCAAGGCCAGCAAAGGTAACCGTGGTTTGCACATCACCATCGTTAGGGATTTGGATTTCTAAGGTGGAAACCTGACAACCGGTAGCGATTGAAGCTACGCCAATATCAGAGGCGAATGTCGCCAGTGAGAAGGTAATACGGTCGTTACCCATATTCAGGGTATCGTTAACCCAATCAGCACCGAAGCAGGAAGCCAAAAAGGCATCGTGCTGGCCGTATCGGGTTTTACATACAACGTCACCGCCTACATCGGTTGTACCGGGCGTTCGCCCCTGAGCCATCCGAGTGCCGCCGATTTCGTTATTATCGTTCATGTTTTGCGTTGGCTTAACACCGAAGGCCGTGCGACGAAAAATATCCCATGTCGCGCTTGCAGGTGTTGTGCCGGGGGTTGTCTCACGGGTGTAAGCAACCGTTACTTTAGCGCCTGAACTCACAGGAGCCTCCTATAAAAGTTAAGCGCTATAAAGCGCGGTAAGGTATTTGAAGATTTAACTGTGACCAACCGTCTTTTTCTCCGGCGTCAACGCAGGACACTGCGAAGTAATCCAGCGCCCCATCAGATTTCCACTCGAACAGTTCCCGCAACTTATCGGCTGTTTCAGTGATAAGCAGTGAGCGAGAACCGACCGGAACAAATAGCTGAATGATGATAATTCCGCTGCGGTGCGTTACCGGACCGTCACCAATTTCGACGGATGCAGCCATGCCGGGTAAGTTAGATAGCCTCGCCCAGATTGATTTTCCGCTAGGGTCGAAAGTCGGGTCGTTTGGGTAAGTCACAGAACTTGCAGGCATAGCAGCCTGCGCCGTCATACGTCTTATGACAGCGTTGCGTATCTCTGTGAGTGTCATTTGTAGGCCTGCGATACCCCATGGAAGGAATTGGCATAAACACCTGTAGGCGCTTGCTTTGAGTGACCGTTTTCAAGTGGTTCGGCATAGGGTAAGTTGTTCTGGATATAGATAACCGAGAATGGCTTACC